TTGAACGTGGTTCAAGAGTCATGTCTGCAATACACAAAAGATTGTATGCAGCAATGAAAAAAGAATTTGGCTTACTTGCAACTATTATTGCACAGTACTTACCACCTGAATATCCTTATGATGTTGTCGGTGGTGCAAGGACCGTGAAACAAATGGACTTTGACCAGAGAATAGATGTTGTACCAGTTGCTGATCCTAATATATTTTCAATGTCTCAAAGAATAACATTAGCACAAACTGAAATGCAATTAGCTACAACTAATCCACAAATGCACAACATGTATAATGTTTATCGAACTATGTATGAAGCAATTGGAGTTAAGAATATTGATGCAATATTACCACCTCCACCACCTAATACACCTAAAGATCCATCTATTGAAAATATAGATGCATTAGGCGGTAAACCATTTAATGCGTTTCCAGGTCAAGACCATAGAGCACATATTACAGCTCACTTAAACTTTATGGCAACTAACATGGTTAGAAATGCACCGATGGTTATGGGAGCTTTACAGAAAAATATTTTAGAACACATAAGTTTAATGGCACAAGAACAAGTACAATTAGAATTTAGAGAACAAATGCAAGAGATGAAACAGCTACAACAGATTGCACCACAAAATCCACAAGCTGCAGCGGATCTACAAATGTTATCACAAAAGATTGAAGCTAGAAAAGCTGTGTTGATTGCAGAAATGACTGAAGAGTTTATGAAGGAAGAAAAGAAGATTACTTCTCAATTCGATCATGATCCATTACTTAAATTAAAAGAAAGAGAAGTTGATCTAAGAGCAAGAGAAACTGAGAGAAAAATGATGGAAGATGAGAATAGATTAACTCTTGATACAGCTAAACTTGTACAAGATAGAGATTTGACTGAACAGAAGATGGAGCAAGACGAAGACCTAGCTGAAATGAGAGATGAAACAGCTATGGATAAAGCTTTATTATCTGCGGAGACTAAGCTCTACACAGATCAAATGAAACGTAAAGATGTAAAGACCTTGAAAGGTCCTAGAAGATAGTATAAAAAACCAATAGGAGAAAATATGAAAAACTACCAAAAGTCTACAAAGGTTGCAGTTCCTAAACAGAATGTTGTCTATGACAAAAGAAGTAAAGCTGATGTCACTAGAGCAAGAAACGTTATCCCAACTGGTGATAAAGTAACTGTTAAAGGTACAGGCAAAGCTAGAAAACAATCAGCAACTTGGTTCTAATATGTGGTTATCAGCAATTAAATTAGCTGTATCTGCTGGAAGCAAAATTTACACTAACAAGCAGAAAGCAAAAATGGCTATGTCTGATGCACAGCTATTGCACGCCGAGCGACAAGCGCGAGGAGAGGAAGAATACCAAGGCAAACTTTTAGAAGCTAGACAAAACGACTACAAGGACGAATTCGTTCTTGTAATATTAAGCGCGCCCATAATTGTGCTTGCATATGGGGTCTTCAGTAATGATCCGGTCGCTTTGGACAAGATAAAAATTTTTTTCGAGCATTTTGCGGCACTGCCGACATGGTTCACTTCACTTTGGATTCTTGTCGTCGGATCAATTTTTGGGATAAAAGGAACTCAGATATTCCGGAATGGAAAAAAATAGACTTGTCTAATAAGATAAGTTATAATAAACTTAACTAGGAGAAAAATATGAGACAAAACGGTGTTAGATCAAATGTCAGATTTCCATACGGAAAAGGCGGATCTTCTAAAATGAAAAAACAAGGATACAAAGATAGAGAAGATGAGTCTATCAGTGCTAGAAGAGGAAAAGAATCTGGCAAGAAACAATCCTTCAAAGCTAGAAGAGACGAGTCTTACGGAAAATTTGGCAAACGTCCAAATCAAAAAATTAATAAGTAGGAATTTTTATGAATACTAGAAGAGAAAATCGTCTAGAAGAACTTGGAAGAGTAGACGCTGAAAAAGCTTACTCTAAAAAAGGTAAAAGAAATTTAAAAGACGAGAAAAAAAGAATTGTTAGAGAACTAAGAGCTGGTGGTGGAATGGCACAACGTGGTCTTGGTAGAGCTTTTATGAAAGGCGGAAAAGTATAATGGGAGTCGTAGGA